TTGGATATATCAAAAATTAAAAGCATTCACTTTAAAACAGCTTTAGAATTTGCAAATGATTTAATCACAGGCAAAAAAATAGCGAACCTAGAGCAAATACAAGCGTGTCAAAGATTTTTAGATGATTTAGAAAGAACAGACTTAGACTTTAAGTCGAATCAATTCGATTTTGCGATTGACTTGATTGAAGGTACGATTTTTCCTGAGAAGGGTGAAAATGTTGATGGAACATCGGCACGATTAAACCCCATAAAATTAACTCGCTGGGAGATATTTGTAACAGTAAATTTATTCGGGTTCTTTTTAAAAGACACTAATATAAGGCGCTATCAAGAAGTTTTGCTATTCTTGCCTCGGAAATCTGGCAAGACAACATTTGTCGCAAGCCTAACATGGGCTAAGTCTTTAATTGATGCGAATAGCGGAGCGACTACATATATAGTAGCCAACTCATTAAGTCAAGCAAAAGTATCATTTAACTTTATTCAGCACAATCTTAATCTTGAACATAACAAGAACAAGTTTAAGCCTAAAATGCGTGCAAACAATCAGGAACACAGCATAAATTGTGATGTTGGGCAAGGACACATAGAGATTCGTGCGATAGGCGCTGACGAAAAATACCTTGATGGACTAATAGCTAATACAATAATCGCCGATGAAGTACATGCTTTCAAACGCCCGAAAAGATATACGCTTATGAAGGATGCAATGAAAAGTTATAGTGGCTCACGCATGCTTTTAGCAGTTTCAACAGCAGGCGATAGTATAGGATGTTTCTTAGATGAGCGAGTAGAGCTTTTAAAAAAAGTATTAAACAAAACTATAAAAGATGTTCAAAAATATGATAGATATTTTATCTATCTGTGTACAGCGCCACGAGACAACAAGGGCAATTTCTTAAATCCGATGACAAACGAAATAACAGAAATTGATGACCCAATTTTAATCGAGGCAGTCAATCCTAGTGCAAACGAAACAGTTTCGTTAGATTTGCTTGTAAATGATGCCAAAATCGCACTTGATAGTGACGAAGGCACACGAAACGAATTTAAAAACAAAACATTGAATGTGTTCACAACATCAAGTCATAGTTTCTTTGATATTGACGAGTTTAAATACTCAGACAGCTTATATGATTTTACAATTGATGATTTATTAAAACTCAATTTGACATGGTATGGATTCGCAGACTTATCAGTTTTACACGATTTGTCAGCAAGCGGTATCTATGCAAACTATAAATACAAAACAACTGACAAAAACAACAACACAATAACAAAAGACATTGACATTGTTATCACACAAGCCTTTTTCCCTTTATCTTTAGCGATTGCTAAGGCACAAGAATCAAATATGCCACTTCAGGAATGGCAAGAAGAAGGATGGGCAACACTATCAAACACTGATGTTGTTCAGAGTAGCGACATTGCAAGCTGGTTTGTTGATATGAGAGCCAAAGGATTCAAAATCAAGCAAGTAAATTATGACAGAAAATCGGCTTTAGAATTTACGCTTATTATGAAATCAGAAAAATTTAAACTCAAAGATGCTAGTCAGTTGCCTAGCCTAAAAACAATAGGTATCAGACGAATTGAAAACAAAGTTAAAAATGGCGAGTTCTACTATTTGCATAACAGGTCGTATGAATATTGTGTAAGCAATGTCAAAGCCGATGAAATTTATAATGGATGGCTCAAAATGAATAAAATAAGTAAGAATATGAAAATAGATATTTTTGATGCAAGCACTTTTGGAGCAACGGCGCTTTTAGAAGATATGGAAAACAAAGCGAAAATGAAAAATATACTGAAATAAAAGGAGGTGAGAATAGAAAAATGGGAATAAGAGATATTTTTAAAAGGTCGAATGACCCTAAAAGCAATAACAAAATGGGCTACTACATGAGCGAAGATGCAAAAAGTTTATTGGTCGGGGGCTATACAAGATTAGCTGATAGTCCCGAAGTCTTGACAGCGATTAATACAATTGCAGACCTTGTTAGCAACATGACAATTCAGCTAATGAAAAATGGCGATAAAGGCGATACAAGAATTAAAAATGACTTGAGCAGATTAGTAGACATTAAGCCCAACAATTATCAAACAAGGAAATCATTTATTTTTTGGGTTGTGAAATCTATGATGCTGACAGGTAATGCGGTTGTAATGCCCTTGACGAGAGGTGGTAAGACAATTGAGCTGAGACCTTTGGCTGATAACAAAATTAGGTTTTATTATGACGATAAAAATGATTTTGATTATGAAATAAAATACAAAGAAAAAGACTATGCGCCTGATTCGTTATTACATTTTGTGCTAAATCCAAAGGACGATTTGCCTTTTATGGGTAGTAGTTATCGTGTAAGTTTAAGCGATGTCACACATAATTTGAGACAGGCTTCAGCAACAAAACGAAGTTTTATGAGTAGCGAGTATATGCCTAGTTTAGTGATGCTCATTGATAGCGATGCGGATTTAGACGAAGATGAGCGAGAGAAATTTGAAGAAAAATACTTGAAACGCAAGGATAAAAACAAACCGCTTTTGCTACCCGATGGCTTAGTAAATTTTCAGACAATTAAACCTTTGACTTTAGAAGACCTAGCGATTCATGAATCAATCAAGGTCGATAAACAAACAGTAGCAAGCATCTTAGGCATTCCAGCCTTTGTCTTAGGCGTGGGAACTTATAGCAAGGACGAGTGGAACAACTTTATTAATACAAAAATTATGAGTATTGCTCAAATTATTCAACAGACCTTAAACAAACTAATCGTTGAAGAAGACCAATACTTTAATTTTAACCCTCGTTCACTTTACAATTATTCGCTTGTCGAGCAAGTCAATGCTATTACAAACTTAGTAAAAGTTAATACTTTAAGACGGAATGAAGGCAGAAATTGGTTAGGTTTAGCGCCCGATTCTGAGATGGACGATTTAATCGTGTTGGAAAACTATTTGTTACAACAAGATTTGAGTAAGCAAAATAAATTAACTCAAAATATTATTGATGATATTGATGATGAAAATGAAATGAAAGGAGACGAATTACAAGATGAGAAATCTTAAAAAACAAGTCAGAAGTATTGGCAAGTTGCAGACAAGAGACAGTAACAATGAAACTGATGAAATGAAAATAACAGGATATTTTGTTGTATTCAACACAGAAACCGAAATTTATGACGGAATGTACGAAGAAATTTCTGACAAAGCATTTAAAGATATTGACTTAACAGACATTAGAGCATTGGCAGACCACGATACAGCAAAAGTTTTAGGAAGAACAAAATCAAAAACTTTGAGTTTAAGCGTTGATGAAAAAGGCTTGTTCGGCGAAATTACAATAAACCCTGACGACAGTGAAGCAGTCAATTTGTACCAGCGTGTTAAAAGGGGTGACATAGACCAATGTTCGTTTGGCTTTAGCATTTTAGATGAGACTATGGACACAAGAGAAGATGGTTCAGTAAAATGGACTATCACAGAAATAGAATTATTTGAAGTCAGCGTTGTTACTTTTCCCGCCTATTCTGATACCGCAGTCGAGGCACGAAGCGCACAACTAGAACAACTAGAAAAAAGAAACTTAAAAACTAGAAAACAACAACTAAAGGAGAGAATTAAACAATGGCATTAAAACAATTGATTTTAAATAAAAAAATTACAGAGCGTTCAGCAAAAATCACAGAGCTAAGAGCTGACGAAACAAAACTTAAAGATGAAGAAAAAGAACTTGAAGTCGCTTTAGACGAGGCTGAAACTGACGAAGATGTCAAAGTCGTTGAAGATTCGGCTGATGAATTAGAGCAAAAAATTAAAGAAAACGCTGACGAAATTGCAAAACTTGAAAAAGAAAAGACTGATTTAGAAGCTGAATTGGCTCAAATTGAAGACGAACAACCAAAAACTGAAACTGACGAAGATAAAGAAGATAAGAAAGACGGAGAACAAAGAAAAATGGCTAAACAAATTAACACACGCAACGCAAACGGAGTATTAACTATTCGTGAATCACTTAAAATTGAGGAAGTACGCAGTTTTTATCAAAATCTTGCTAACGCAATGACTGAAAAACGCAGTTTGACAGGCGCTGAAAAAGTAGTGCCTACCGAAGTTATTGACCGAATTGAATCAAAACTTGGCGACTACTCAACACTTTTACAAGAAGTAACAGTTGAAAAAATTGGTGGCACAAGTCGTGCGGTTATCGCAGGAGATATTCCGTCAGCGATTTGGTTTGAAATCGGTAAAACAGCACTTGACGAATTAGACGATGCCTTGGAAGGTGTAGAATTTGATGGATTCGGACTGGGTGGCTATGTAGCAGTTCCTAACATCATCATCGAAAACTCACTTATTAACTTGGCAGGTCACATTGAAGACCGCTTAGCAAAATCTATCGCAAAAGCTTTAGACAACGCAATTCTTAACGGAACAGGAACTAAACAGCCACTTGGTGTTGTAGCTTCAGCACCAGTTGCTAACAAAGTGACAAGTGACGGAACTATCACCGATTTGATTGCTAAATTGGCTAAAGTTGATACAGACGGCACGGGCGGTGAAGTAATCGCAGTTATGAATCGTGCGACTTACTACTCTCAAATCGTGCCTAAAACTTTGGCGGTCGCAGCAAACGGTGTACTGACAGGTTCATACGCATTGCCTTTCCGAGTTGTTTTGAGTGCTTATGCTGATGACAACACAATTGTGTTCGGTGATTTCAAACAATTCTTACTTGCTCAACGCTCAGAAATTCGTGTTGAATCATCTACAGAAGTACAATTTACCTCAGACAACACAGTATTTAAAGGCGTTGGATTCTATGACGGTAAAGCAACTAAAGCGGAAGCATTTGCAGTTGTGACTATCACAGCTACACCCGCAGCAGGTTAAGCAATTAGACTAATTAAAGAGGGTTGACCTCTTTTATTTTTAAGCGAAAGGAGAAAAAAGTATGAAATATAAAGTATTAGTAGATTTTACAGATAAAGAAACTAAACATGTTTATCGTCAAGGCGATAAATACCCTTTTAAAGGTCGGACTAAAAAAGCTAGAATCGAAGAACTTCTTTCAGCGAACAACATGAGAGGTCAGCCTCTTATTTGTTTGCTTGAAGTTGAGGAGGTTGGCAATGGATGAAAATGAAGATAAGATTTTAAACTTGGTGAAAGCGACATTGGGTTATAAGTCTAGTGTTAGAGATGAATTGTTAAAGTTTATTATCAAGTCAGTTGTTGATGAGTTAGAAATTCAAAAACGAATAACATTAAAATATGACAATGCTGAACACCTAATGTTTGTTGTTGATTATGCAGTTTTCAGATACGAAAACAAGGGCGGTAGCGTGATGCCTAGAAACTTAGAATATAGATTGAGAAACTTGATAATCAAATTCGGGGGTGTCTAATGGCAGTTTGGGATTTAGAAGTTAGCTTATTGCAAGAAGATGGCTTTATTCAAGAAAAAGGCAAAATAAACAAGACTGTAAAGTACAGAGAAACAGAGCTGTTTGCATTTGAAAAGCAAATATCAAGAGCTGAATTGTACTATGCAGGGCAAAGCAACACAGAATTGACTAAAATTATAGTCATTCATGCCTTTGAATATTCAGATGAACAGCTTGTTAAGATTAATAACACACTATATCAAGTAATCAATACTTACAAAATAAGTAACGAAGAATTAGAGCTAAAACTAAAAGCTAAAAAAGGCGGTGTTTAAAAATGGACATTGCTGATGAAATAACAAAAGCGCTTGAAGAATACACTGATGAAGTCAAAGCAGGAATTGAGGTTGCATCAAGCGAAGTTGCTGATGAGGCAATAAATACTTTAAAAGCTAACAGCCCTGAGGGCAAGCGTGGCAAATACAGCAAAGGTTGGCGGAAAAAGCAAACTAAAAATGGTTATGTAATCTATAATGCAACGAACGCAGGCTTAACGCACCTTTTGGAAAAAGGACACGCAAAAAGAAACGGCGGTCGGACTAAAGCACAAGCGCACATTGAGCCAGCCGAACAAAGCGCTATCAAGAGTTTTGAAAAGAAAATAGAAAGGGTGATTAAAAAATGAATTTGATGGAATTTAAAAGTAAGCTAGAAACACTAGGCTTGCCAATTCAATACCAAAGTTTTGTTGCAGGTCATGTTCCTGAGTTGCCCTATATAATTTTCTATGAAGACGATAGCGACAATTTTTTTGCAGATAACTCAAATTATTTTGACAGTTTAAATGTTATTTGCGAGTTGTACTCAGACAACAAAGATTTAGAGCTTGAAACTAAAGTACAAAAACTATTTTTTGATAATGAAATCGAGTATAATTCGCAAGAGACTTTTATTGACAGCGAAAATATGTACTTAAAAGCCTATTCAGTTTCAATAATTTACGATGCTTTAGCAGATGTCAAAGAAAAAGAAATTGACAAAACAAAATTGCAAATGTTAGTAAATTATTCAGAAACTTTAAAAGAAGATTTGTATGAACAAGACAGTTTTAGTAAATTACAGACAGTAACAGCTTATGCAAAAGCTATTTTAGTTGACAGCGATGCTTTGCAAGATGAAGTTGATGAAAGTGAAGGCGAATTGCTATCAGCATTAAATAATTTGACTTTGATTATTGTTGAGATAGACAAAACAGCCTTAAAAGAACAAATTGATTTTGCTGAGAATTTATCAGCTAATAGCTATACACAAGAAACTTGGGCTTTGTTAACTTTTGCTTTAAGCGATGCTAAAGAAGTTTATGATGATGAAAATGCAAAACAAATTAATATAAACAGCGCTTTAACAAATTTATT